ATTTTAGTAACTCAGCATGAAATTAGGCACTGATGTTCACTATTGTATGAAAATTGATGAGAAAATGGATAGCGGGCATTATGCATCCATGTGAAAGAGAACGAGAGGCATACTATGTTCAGAACCGATATTTGGCAGAGGCGCTTCTAAGGATTGATCGTATTCAACCAGCACAATGTAGTGTAGCTGTGTCCTGCTGAGACAGAAGACCTTGGCTAAGATACTTTCACTTTGCGATTACACTGGAGTATGGGGCGGACAATATGAGGATGAATACGAGGTAATTTATGTCGATCTACAGCGAGGAACAGATATTAGGACTTTCCAATATACAAAAGATATTCATGGAATCATCGCCCAACCGCCCTGTGACCATTTCTCTGTATCAGGTGCCCGATGGTGGAAGCAAAAAGGAGACAAAGCACTCATTGAAGGATTGCAGCTTGTCGATGTCTGTATGCGGATTATTCTCGTTCACAGACCCAGATGGTGGGTGCTGGAAAATCCAGTTGGAAGGCTCCGTCATTATATCGGGCCAGCACAGCACACCTACAATCCATCTGACTACGGAGATCCATATACAAAGCGCACTTGTCTCTGGGGAGAGTTCACCATGCCACAAAAGAACCCCGTAGATCCAACCGAGGGAAGCAAGATGCATCTTGTAGCGCCAGGGCCGGACAGAAAGAATATCAGATCAGCAACACCATTGGGTTTTGCAAAGGCGTTCAGGATGGCTAATCCGTGATTGTCTGTCAGGAACACACAATAACCTAATGATGGTACAGCACAATAACCTAATTTTGGTAAAGCAAACATTACCAATGAATGAGACAGTAAAGTGAACGATACTAAGATAACTACAAAAGACTTGGATCAAGCGATGCGTAAGATTGCAATGCTGTTGGCTGAGGTCAAAGCCGCAAATGCCCGCGAACGTAAAGCATTCATGGCAGGTGTTGATTATGGATTTACCGAATCCGCCTCAGATGATTGGGAGCAAGCATGGCAGCAATACCGCTGTCAAGACGATACCGACTGGAAGGCTACTGTCTCTACCCAAATAAAGGGTGAATCCACCCAAAATGTGGGTGACGATAGCCAACAGTGTCAGCATGAGAACCAAATGCAATACGGTCGAGAGATTGAGTGTATTGACTGTGGCGACAAATGGGAGGAACCGCAGATATGACCCTGCCTAAGCCCTACTGTACCCAATTTGGGTACAAATATACCCGATATAAGAACTAGAGGATCTTAAAATGAGTGAAATTCAGTTCATTATTATTTTGATTGTTGGTTTGGCTATTCTACTGGCCCTGCTGTTCATTGGATTGTTTTGCAGAGATAAGCCTTGTGTATTGCTACGGTCTGTATGGCCGTGGGCAGCGAATCTGTTTGGAGATAAACAGTGAATGACAATGATTTTAGCGATGGCGTTGGTTCTACTTCCGAAAAACGTCCGCTGCGGAGATTATATGTGCCAATATCTGCTGATAGAGCGGAGAATAGAACATGACTAAACAACAATGGGTTGATCAATTAGATACTAACCTTGAATACTTGCAGTATAAATCAAGGTTATGCAGATATGATGCCCAATTAGGCATATAAACGGTTTATTCCCTGGAGGATATATGAGCGTGCCTGATAAAAGCAGTAACCCAGACCTAGAAGATTGGCCGTATGTCAACGGAACGGTCTGGTATCACCCGACATGGTGCCATTATACGGTTTTGACGTATTTATGTGGCAAGACTCCTGCTTGGTGTCGAATGGCTATTGAACCAGCGACACATGGAGGATTTTGCCAGATTGCTATGAGCGAGAAATCAGGCAAGGATCGTTATACCTTTGAGGAACTACCAGACCTCCTAGATAAATGGGAGTGTATGGGGGTCTGGTGGCCGACTGAATATCAGCAATATGGATACAAGGAACCGAAATGAGCGGATCTGATCAAGACTACCAGCAGATGTTGCTAAGTGTAGGTAAATCGGCACTACTAAATAGGTACTATTGTAAGGAGACTAACGCGAAATGAATGATGAAGCCCTCAGAAAGAGAATTATAGCTCTTGGTCTAGTGTACGAAGATTTTTATTTAGCAGCAAGAATCGGGCCTGCTATTCGACCAACTAATGAAGAATTTGTTCGTGATTGGCAGGTAGCTGGTGCATTGATGGAGAAGGTAGGCAACGGATTTGGTTATGTGCTTGTTGTGGATAAATGGTTGATTGAAGTGGCAGATGAAGAAGATAACTCGGTTATGCTTGCTTGCAACAAATCACTTCCCAGAGCCATCATAGAGGCTTGTGTAGAGGCATTGAAGGCTGATTAATCTGCTCTTAAAGGCTTATTTGGAGACTGTCTGAATACTGACAATCCTGCTTGACAAGTGAAAGTTGCCCCTTGAGCGCTCTATTTTCACACATCATGTAAGCAAGTTCATCAGTCAGAGACTGAATCTCTGCATCCTTCTCTGCCATTTCGGCATGTAATTGCTCAAGTTCCTTTATGTCACTGTCCTTCATGTCTCGGGTTCTCCGGGTCACTAGCATACAGTCGTCTTAACGCATCATCAACGTAGAACTTCATCTTCAGAAGATTATACTCTAAATTAGGCTTCTTGTCCCATCTATATGCAGCTTTGAATATGTTGTGCTGATTGACGGTCATTGAATACATAAGATCGTGTAGGGTTTTGCAATTAGGGGGCAGTTCATAGTAGGACGCATAATGCCCGCTATCCATTTTCTCATCAATTTTCATACAATAGTGAACATCAGTGCCTAATTTCATGCTGAGTTACTAAAATTCATACTGTGCTCGGTTGTGGCAGTTCTTTGATCTTCGTTCTGCTTTTCAATGGCGTTCCGCAATTGGTACATCTGTATCGTTGGTAGGGAACTATTGTTCTGCGCTCCCATCCGTCCTTCTTAACCTTGTCAGAACCGCAGTTACGGCACACTACGTCCCCAGCATCGACATAATGGCCCCAATTGGGGTGATTGGTTATCCAAGGCAGTAAAGCGTCATATACGCGCTCTAGCAAGCGCACGTCCTGCTTATTATACCGTTTCATGACCTTCCATGCTTTAGGACAGCCATCCATGCAATCACGCCACATTTCCATGCCTCTGTGTTTTGTCTTAGAACCAAGACCAAGATATTGAGCAACATAGTCAAGTTTATTGGAGGGCAATCTGAAGCGTTTGCGGGCTGTTTTTAGGAGGTCTATATCGGAGTAGGAGGAAGGCGGGTCAAGAGAGTCTTTCAGGAATTCTTGATTGAGAATGGGCATATCGAACTTGGTGCCGTTATAATGACAGACGGCATCAGCCTCACAGATCAGATCATATATCTGTTTGACCATTTTCTTGCGGGAAGTTTCATGCACAGAATTGAACATAATCTGTTTCTGGCCTTTCCATTTAGCAGCCCAACAGAGCGTATATCCAGGTTCGAGGATGTTATCTGGATTGATGTCTTGCTTCCAGATTCCCCAGCTATAGACCTTATGTGGTGCAGTTTCAATATCTAGCAATAAGATACGAATAAGTCACCCTTATGGTTGCCTCAAATTCATTTCTTGGTCTTGTCGATCTGGTAAAGACATTGGCCGATCCTATCTACTAAGGTTTCGTCTTCATTATATTCTGTATATGAAAGAGTGTCTAATATAACATGCACAACTTCATGCCAGAATGTTTGTTCCTGATTAGATGCGGTTAGTTTTTCACCAACGGGAAGAATGAGTATTTCCTGTTTGGCTGGTTTCCACTCTCCGTCATTGCCCTCAGACACGTCTTTGGTAATTCTGACCTTAATGGTGTGGCCGAATATCTGAAAGGATTTAGGAATCATCTGATTCTCATTGCACATTAAAAGTGGCGGGAGTCGTATCCACGTTACCGCTTCGCAGTCCACCCGCCTTTCCAGGTGCCTTCAGGTCACACCCCACCCATCGTTTGTGACACGGTTTAACAGGCGGAACGATGACCCCTGATACTGTCCGAGCACAGACCCCACGGTTTGCAGCCGCTTACGGGTGGGCAACCGGCTTGTCTTTGGCTCAAGCAGCCTCATGTTCATAGTGCCTTATCATGTAGCATGATACGCTTACAGGAATTGTCAGCTTCTTCCAATAGATTAATCTGATTCATTGCCACCTTTTGGCGAATATGTTTTGGGATCTGTAATTGTTCTTCTCTTGTGATATTCTCCAATAAAGCAGCAGGGGCACAATCAATGGGACTATGTGGATTTGTCCCGCATCCTGATAGAGTCAGGATCGCTAAGAACATCAAAAGTTTCATCTTTATCTGCATTGACAATTTCCGCTCTGTGTGGTCGATAGTTCTTTGATAATTCGGTTTCCATTTCTTCAACATCATCTCTGAAATCAAGCTCTGCTTTATATTGCTTGGCTTCTTTTTTGGCCCGTCTGGCCTGACCAGAAAACAGCCTTACGAGAAGCAGTAAGAACGCAATGACCCCGGTTCCTATGGCAAGTAAACGATTTTTTAATCCTAACATATTGATCCTGTTAAATAAAGAAAGAATAGATTAACGATTATTGAATCGACGTTGACGTAAAGTAAGTCCTTAGAACAATATTTGCCACACCAACTACAGCGCCCACCACCAAATATGTTTTAATGTCTAACAAACCCTGTAGGCTTGGTAGGATCTGTGTCACAGCACCCACAAGAGTTGTTACTACACTGGCAATGTTTAGCCAAACCGTTTTGCTTTCGTACCATTTTTTCATTTTCCAAACCTAAATAAAAGGGCTAATTCTAAAGCCCGTGCAGGAGAGTCTTCTTTGTGCCATTTAGAGTCTAGCATTTCTGTGTGTGCAGCATCCCAATCTTCTTCTTCAGCGGCTCTGAGAAACTTCTTGAACTTACCTACCCCGCGAACACCCATCTGAAATACCATCTCTGTCAATACTTCGCCCCGAATATCGTTAAGGAATTCATAAACGAGAAATGTATATGCGCCCCGCCTTGCCCTGGCAATATCGTTCTTGAACATCAGGTCTATTTCTTCATCAGAGAAAGCTACGTCTTCTAGGTTACGCCCGATACCAGCAGTTAGAATACCCTTGGAGTCTTTGTAGGATTTATTCCTTCGACCTTCATGGCGCTCTATCCTTTGCTCTAATGTTTCCATGTGCTATAATCTCCTTACCTGACCGAAGCTGATTAAGTTCGGCCTAGCGTACAGGCTCCTCCGATCCCAGAGGACAATGGGATGGCCTTAACCCCGTGGCCTTACAGGACACGCATAGCGCGACGAGTTAAACGGGGTTCTTTTCTTTATTCTAGAGTTTCAGTCACTAACCTTGTCCAGAATCTTATCTAGGATTTTACGATGTTCCTTTTGTTCGTCTTTTATTTCTCTAATATCTTCTTTGATAGATTCTTGTGTTACTTCTGTTTTTACAAGTCGTTCAGTGGTATCAGATTGTTTTTCTATATCAGTTGCATTGCTATTAACCTGAAAAGACAAGCCAGCAAGCCAGAAAACAAATGTTCCTATTACTA